ATCAAAAATTGCCTTTCTTATGTGTTTATCTGGATTCGTTGTTATCATACGTCAAAATTACTAAATTTTTTTATTATATTTTGATAATAATTTTTTTAAGTTATTTAAGTAGTCTTTTTTACCTTTTATCCAGGCTGGATAAAGAAAAGGTTGAGGATTGACTCCGGCTCCTAAGATAGTTGAAAAAATTACCCACGCATACTTTTCGTCAATTCCCTTTTTTTTACACCAAAGCTTAATTGACTCCAAACCCTCTTTATAACTTCCGGTTTTTTTGCCTTTAAAACTTGCCGCCATGTCTTTGAACTCATCCGGAATACTTACTTTTGTTCCGGTGCCAAATTCCATATAAGCCGCATAAATTTCCTGAGTTGATATTCTGTATTGGCTTTCTTTTATTTTTTCTTTACTAATCGATTGAGCTAATTTACCAAAGTTTTTAGGTGCTAAATCTTTTGCATTTCTTTCAATTTGCATTGCAACATCATTTGTTGTCGCATCAATTTGAACCTCAATATCTTTTCCATATTTGCGAAGCTCCTTAATAACTTGGTCCACTCCTTTAATCGATCCCTTTGCCATTTGCTGTTATATTAACAAATCTAAATAACTCGTCGTCATAACTCACATCATTAACAACATATTTGGCTCCTCTATAAACAATACTCAAATTATCCAAATCAACGTTTATGGTTGAGTTATTTCTTATCTTAAAAGAATAATTATCTTTAATATAAGAGCCTCCGTTTGCGTTGTCTCTAAACGAGCTTATTTGTTTTACGTTTGCCCAAAAACTACCAATCAAAACATCATCAACAGTATAGCCTCCGAAACCGTCCTCAACGCTCGAAGTTTTATATATTTGAATTTTTCGGCTTAATTCTCTAGCAATCATAAAAATCGTCTGTTTACATCAATAGCTTGCATTACTGACTCTGGAATAAGCGTTGTATTGACTTGTTTTTCACTTTCGTAATACCAAACCTTAATCATTTGCAAACAAGCCTGTAATAACTCGTCTGGAACGTCTGTCGGGTCCTCATATCCTACGTTCAAAGTCACCTCTGTTTCATTTGGATAAACATCGCTTAATGAATAATGAATCACAACCGGATCGGCTGGACTTACTATATCATTAATTGGATAATCACAAACTGTAACTGGATGCCCTCTATAAACGACCTCTCTCGCATAAAATATATGATTTGTTCTCTTCTCAACAAAACGACAAGCTCCATTAATCATTGACTCGATTTCACTATCGTCATCATCCATATCGGTGTCAATTCTTAAATAGTTCTTAACCCTTGCGAGTGTTAATACATCTAAATATGCCATTATTTTTTAGCTTTTACTGTTTTTGTTTTTTCAACTGATCCACTTGCCAAAAGTTTATCGACAAATTTATTATTTATCATTCTCTCAGCATCCTCTTTTGATAATTCAATTACATCTCCAACAACATAGTTTTTTTGTTCCGATAATTTATAAAAAGGTGCGATTACAATATAATTTTCCATAACTTAAATTTTAATATTATACAAATTTAATAAAAAAGCCTATACAAAAATTGCATAGGCTTTTAATTTTTAGAAAGTTACAACTTATGCAGTAGCAGTAAAGTCTCCGTAAATGATTGCAGCTGGTTGCTCAACAGCCAAAGCAGTTTGAGACTCAATGCGAGCTGTAATGTTATTTTTCACGAAGTTAGTACCTTCTTGCTCAGAGAACTCTAAAGATAAACCTTGAGTAACTACTTTGTTAACTCTTGACCAGTCTCCAACAAAATATTTGTTAGCAGCCAACCATGTAGCTTTGTAAACAGCGATTCCGTTGATTCTTAATACACCACCGTCGTAAGTAGCGATTCCAGGAAGTCCGTATCCAGAAGATGCTGATTTTGCAGTTTTCATAATATCGTAGAAGTCAGAAGGACGAACAACGATTCCGTTTACAGCAAAGTTTGAGTTTTCTAATGTAGCAACCTCATTAATCAACATTTCGATTTTGTTTTTGTCATCAATAGTTTGAGTAGATGCAGTTGCAGCTCCAGCCAATACAGTGTTGAAGATTGAGTTTTCAGCGAAGAAATAATCTCTTCTCAAAGCACTTGGAATGAATGAAGTTAAGAAAGGCAAGTTGTTAGCCATTTTCTTACTGTAACGAGTGAAACCAGCAATAAAGTCTGTGTTTACATCTACCATTGTAAAATCGTAATCTCTTTGTGCTTTAGAAGAACCTTCAGTTTGAGCAGCGATTGAACCTTCTCCAGCTCCTTCTCTTGGGAATGTATAAGTACCTCCAGAAATGTTAACAGAACCTACTAAGTCAGCAACGTTTACTAATTGACCTGGGATCATTACAGTATTGAAGTTATAATCTTTTGGTTGAGCACCTGTTAGGTTACCAGACAAAGTCATATCTCCAACAGCTTTCACTTGTACAGATTTTCCGCTTCTTACTTCTTTGATGTCATTAAAGTTTTCGTTTAATGTTTTAGTCATTACGTCGAAATATCCTTCAGACTTAGCCTCAGCTTTTTTCTCTTGTAATTTAACGTCTAACAAGTCAGCGTGATCTTGAATTGATTTCAATTCAGCTTTCAATGCTACAACTGATTCGTTGTTTTTTGATTCCATTTTTGCCTCTAATGCTTCGATTAAAGACTTAACCTCAACTGATTGCTCAGCAGTTTTTGTTTCAACTTGTGCTTTGATTCCTTCCAAAGCAGCTTTAATTTCTAATGCTTCCATTTGTTTTGTTTTTTTTAAAGTGTAAAATTTTTAAGTGTATTCAATATAATCGGCTCCTCGTTCAAAGTGACAATTTCTGCCGGCTCATCCGAAAGTGATTTTAATAATTCTTCGATATTTCTTAATCTTTGATCGCTATAATCTAAGTTATAAGCTTTCTCAATTAATTCCATAATACCGTAATGGCTTTTGATGCTTTTAAGTCCTTGTACAGTACTTAATTCGTTTGCTCCCCAACTTGACAAAAATGAATACTCCATTAATTTGTACTCGTTGATAACAGCCTTGTTTTTAGCGTCTCTTTGCAAAACTTGGTATCCAATACTCAATTCAGCATTTAAACCGCTCTCATGCATCAATTTTACGTCTGTGAACATATCTTTACCTAATGGTTTGTTCATATTGAACTGAGATGTTGTTAATAGTCCGTAAGGATCGTTTGCGTTTATTTCCAAAGGCACTCCGATCATCATTGTAGGATTGTGATCCTTTAAAACTCTAATTCTTTTAAAGTTTTCAGTTACTGTCTTATTAAAAGAACCAGGAGCTGAAATGTCTCCGTCTGAGTCTTTAAAGTTGTAAGCGTTTGCGTAAGCAACTACAATCCCTTTATTCTCATCTAAGTCTTTTAAGTCGTAAGATAATTGTTTAAATTTAAATTCCATATCTTTTATTTTTTAAATATAATATTCCCGTCTTTGTCTCTCTTTGCTTTGAATCCAATTGTGCATCTGCAATTTATAACTTGCGAGGCTTGTCCTTTTGGATCGCCTGGATACATCATTTGCGTTCCGTCTGCCATTATAAACGGATCGTTGAAATCAACAATTTGTCCGTTTTCTAATCTATGGTCTCTCCTTGTTCTGTCGTCTTTTACACTTATCCACTCCTTTGTTGTTTCAAAGTTTGCCTGAGATGCTGCTCTCATTGCAGCAAATCCAGAAGCAAAAGTCGTTTCTGTTCTAGCTATTCTTAAAGCTTGCCATTTATAGAACTGTTGTGACCTGTTCACTATTTCAAAAATTGCGTCTTGTAATTGAATTAAAGTCGCATTGCCTTCTAATTTTAATTGGATTGCTTTTATGATATCCTCAATAAGCGTTCCTCTTATACTTACTATTTTACTCCCGCCCTCTCCGGCTAAAAATAAAAGTATGTCTTGTAAAAAAGAGTCTGAAAATAAAACGTTCTTTGTTGTCTTTTC